TACTTGTTTATTGTGATTTAACTCCTACTAGCTCTATATGTTTCATAATAGTGAATATAATAGACATAGTGGGTTATTGTTCTTAATAAGCACATGATAGATAAACGCAAATTAATTGGCGACAAAATTAAACGAGCTAGACAAGAGGCTAACTTAACTCAGGAACAGTTAGCTAAGGAACTATTTATGCAGAGAAGTGTATTAAGTAAGATAGAGACAGGTAAGTATTCTGTAGCAGCAGATAGACTTGGCAACTTTAGTCGAGCATTAAATAAAAAAATAATCTATTTTTTAAGTGATATCTAATGGTTAAACAAGACGTAAAGGTTAAATCTTATGTAAGGAAAGGTAAACTAGTTAAACAGTACCAACGTAAACAAGATAACGGAACTTTAGTTAAAGCAACCATAGTTACAGCAAGTACACTTGGACTAACTGCTGCTAGTTATATTGCATTAAAACGACGTTATATAGGTAACTTAGATAAAGCAGCTAAGTCAATTAAAGTTAAACCCAATGTAGGTATTATATTAAAGAACAATATTGATGATATTACATTTACTATAGGTGGATTTGGTGGAATTGCTGCAAATGAAAGTGCATTACGACAAGCTGAAGGATTAACAATTGCATTAAAAAAGAATACTCCCTCTAACGTAAGAAAAAATGTACAATTCATATCATTAGACCACAACTTTAAATTACAGACGATAGATAAGAATGATCCGGCTTATTTTCCTAAGTTAGTTAAAAACGTAAGTGAGCCATTTTTTAGTGGGCGCAATAATGAATCAATTAAATTAGCTGAAGATATTTATAGTTGGCACGTTAAAAATCCAACTAAACGAATAAGTATAGTTGGATATAGTGCCGGCGGAAATATGGCTAGAGATATTCAATACATTCTAAATAAACGCGGCGTTAAAGTTAAAGTAGCAACAATTAGAACAAGTGACTTTAAAGTGCTATCAACTAAAAATGACCTTAATATAATGGGTGATAGAGATTGGTTCGAGAAATTGCGTGCGCCAAACTCAGTTGTAATACCTAACGTTAATAGTCATAGATTAGATGCTTATTTAACTGATGCAGATACTAGAAGTAAAGTAACTAAACCTATTATTAAACATCTATTTAATAACTAAGTTGATTTCCTCGGTCTACCTCGTTTACGTTTAACTGGAGTTGATTTACCTGGATTAACTCCTAACTGTTGTTTAAGTTTCCTAGCTAATGCTTTACGAGTAGCACGTCTATCTTCAATATTACTAACTCCCTTATAACTAAAATCCTTATTAGTCTTGATAGCTAAATATAGATCATCATCTGGATTATAGTTAACTGAAGTTAGTTTACCTCTTGCATTATTAACTCGTTTATTGAGTGTTGCCGCATTACGTTTAATACGTCTAGTAATTAAACTATCTTCACCTTTAGTAATTGGAGTTATATTAACTGCTTCACTTGGTAAGTTATCTAATTCGCGTATGTATTTACGTCTAGCTTCTCTAGTCATAGCTCCACCAGTTACACTAGCTGCCATAACATCACCAGTTGTGTTAGTGATAGGTTGATTAATAGTATTTCCAGTTTTATTAAACACACGTTTAACAATTGGACTAACCTTATTTACAATCTTCTCACTCAACTGAGCTATATTACGACGATATTTAAATGCAGTTAATAAACCTGCAATAGAAGTCGCGCCTATAATACCTTTACTAAGATTACTTAACTTCTTCTTACCATCTTTCTTAAATAACTTATCTGTTGCTTTAGTTAGTACACGATTATAACCACGTACTAACTTACCTTTACGAACTGATTGTTTTACTTTAACTTGTTTCATTACTTGGAGTTATCACGTAGTTTGTAATCCTTCTTAATCTTCTCATCATTAAATACTCTTTTACGATTACCATAAGTCATTAATCCATTAATTGCTCCAATTTGAGATCCTAATGTTGCTCCACCTAATGCACCAATTAGTAATAGCTTCTTAGATGGTCTTAATCCTAAGTTAGCACCTAATCCTGTACGACTAGATAATTTAATTAAACCATTACCTTGTTTTATTAAATGACGTACAGCTCTACGCTTTTGATTAACATTCTTTAATCTACCAAATTGATCTTTAATTGTTTTATTTGAAACACTATATAGCCCTCCTCCCGCAGCTAATCCTAAACCTCCACCAATAGCTCCACCAATTAAACCTCTTTTTAAAACAGGTTCTCTTAACGTTACTGTTTTCTTACCATCATCATCTTTCTTATCACCGAAGAAACCTAAACCACGAGATTTACGCTTAACTTTATCTTTACCGCGACCAAATGTAGCTAATTTATATTGCATAATTACAGTTTAATGTTATTGTGTTTATCCATCATTTGTTTAATATCTAATTCAGTAAAACCACGTTCTTTAAGTGACTTAACTATCTTATTTAAATCTACACTACCGCTAACTCTAGTTGTATCAATATTATTAACTTTAGCATAACTATCTAATGATTGTTTAAGTACCTTACGTTCAGCTTCTCTAACGTTAGGATCGTTCATCTTAGCAACACCAGCAAAATATTTACGTTCTGCTTTACTTAGTGGTACATCTAGATCCTTAGTAACTGCTTTATAAATAGTATCTCTTAACCCATCTTTACCTTCAATTGCTGCAATACGTTCACTATCAATAACTATTTGTTTAGCTATTGGATTTAGTGTTTCATCATACATCTTCAATACGTCACTAGCAGTTGCTGATTTATTCATTGTTAGCGTTTTAGATTTAATATCATATAAACTAATACTTAAATCTGCTGATTGTAAATCACTATTACTGTACAATGATTGATACTTCCTTCTAAGTTCATTTAAATCTTTAGGTGCTGATCTAGCTTGTTCCCTAGCTTTAATATTAAATGCTGCAACAGTATTACGATATGATTCATTTGGATTAAATAACACTAAAGACTTAGTATTACGAGCTTTAATAAACTTATATCCTTTAACTCCACCTAATGTAGCTAATCCTAATCCGGCTATACCTCCACCAATAGTTGCTACATTTTTTAATTGCTGTTTAGCTTTCTTATTATCTTTATCAACTAATCTTGCAGGAACTCCACCTAATAACGCACCACCTAATGCACCAAGTACAAACTTATCAGGTAATGCTAATGGTACTCTTCTACCGTATTTAACTGCTGCGATTCCACCCAGTCCAGCACCAACTACACTTCCTATTTATCTAACTGTATCTTTAATTGATCTGTCATATGATCTAACAGTTTTACCATTGCGAACATATGATTTAACTTTAGATTGTTTTACCATAATTTTAATTACATGAGTTTATCTATTTAATAGTTTACTTAATTTAGGAATACTTGTATCTGTAAGAAAAAAGGAACGGCGCGATTTAGTGTCATTAAATAATATTAGTTTGCGTGAACTACTAAAGTCATCTAACATACCACTAAGTCTATCAATGTCAGCATCAGTTGGAGTAGTTATATTAGTTGCAACTTTGCGACGTTTAGTTAACTCACTTTGATAGATGTCTAGTATTGATTTATCTCTATTAATAACCTTCTTTAATTTAGTTGAATAATCTCTATCTACAACTGATTCTACATTAAGTTCATCTACATCTACTTTAGGTAACTTAAAGTAATCTCTATATTCAATTATCTGTTTACGTAAATACTCACGTTCACTAGGTTTATTAAACTTACCTGTTTTAAATTTATTTAAACTAAGTAACAAACTATCTAGTTTAACTAACTCATCATTACTAACGTTATACTTCTGTAATCTATTACTAATAAGACTAATAGTTTTCTCTAATTTAACGTCGTTCATCTTAGCAGCTTCACTAGCAGTTTTATTAATAGTTAATTGACTTAGGTTATTAACCTTAGATGGTAATTTAACTTTAACTATATCTAATTTAACTGCATTGTTAATTGCTTCTTTAACTTTACTTGAGTTACTAGATACTTCTTTAACTGTGTTATTACTAAGAGTGTTATTGATAACTTCTCTAACTACACTTGGAGTATTAGTTACATTAACAATTGGAGTTGGTACATTAACTGTAACTTCAGGTTTAATGTTCTTAATTAACGATTTAACTTCATCTAATGATTGACTACGTGAAACAGCCCCATTACGTTTACCTAATAGATATGCACCACCTAATAATGCAGTTCCAGTTGCACCTATAGCAACATCACGAATTCTATCTCTGATTGATCTATCGTAACTTCTAACTACTTTACCTTTCCTAATAAATGATTTAACTTTAGTGCGCTTGAAGTTAGCTGTAGTTACATCATTATTAAACCTACCCATTAACTTAAGTATCTTTAACTTCTGTCCAACTGCTTTAATTAATTCCTTCTTATATTTAACTCCACCATTAGTTAAACCTTTACTATTTTTAAGTGCTTTAATATCTTTAGATAAACCAGGAAATAATTTATCTTCAGAACCATTCATTATTTTATTTAAGTTACGTAAACGTGGTTGAAGTTTACCCTTATTTGCAATTGATTTATCAAACTCTAAATCATTTAAATATAAACCTCTACCACTTCCACTTCTATTTCTATCAGCTTCAGCAGCTTCAGATAAACGTTCATCAAATGATTTAACTTTCTTCATTCCATAATCATCCATACGTTTTCTATCAGCAGCATCAAATACATCTGACGCATTTTTAGCTTTCTTATCGAACACTAATGATGGATATAGTAATGCTCCTACAGTTACTCCTAATATTCCATAACCACTTAACATACGTAACTTTCTATTACGTTCACGTTGTTCAGGGGTTAACGTTTTGCGATTGAAGCTTCTAACTAATTTACCTTTACGATTGTGAGTCTTAACATTAGTTGAGAATTGAGCATACATAAGCATTATTTAATTAAGGTTGTATATCTAATTTTACATCTAATAATATATTTCTAAGTTCAATAACTTGTTTCTTACTCTTAATTAAACCAGTCTTATAGTCATAGATAAACTCAGCAGCGAGAGTTGCTTGATTATTAAGTGTAGAAATTTGGAGATTTAAACTAGTGAAACCTAACTTATTCTTAATTAACTCAAGTTGATTATCTATTGCAAACTCAATGTTATCTAACTGTCTAACATATCTATCAAACTGTTCATTAGTTGTAGTTAGATAATTACTTAACACTCTCTTCCTTAATTGAGTTATATCTTCTATCATTATTTGAGGAAACACTTCTCTACTTAAGTTACGTTGTAATCTCAATAGAACACTACGTTTACCTTTAAGATACTCTCGTTTAAATAATTCATTACTTAATAAGTCATTTTGTATTTCGCGCAAACGCGAGTAATAACTATTTTCACCATACTGTAATGATAGTAGTCTTCTAAGTGAATTCTCACTATCCATAATGCGGAAGTCTAATCGTCTAATAATAGGATTACTTGCAATAACTTGTTCCATAGTAAATCCAGGTGGAATTACATCATCAGTTAATGTAGTTAACCCCTCATCCATTACTGACTTCCTAACCAACTTCATTGATTGAATAGATGAATATAACTTAACGTTACCATCTTCTATTTCATTCATATAATATTGAATTTCATCTACATCTTCTTTAAATCTATCAAGTATAGGTCTATTTAAATCAGCTTTAGTTGCAGCTTTATATTCTCTAGCTCTACGGATAATTCCATCTACTGCTGATTCAGTAGACTCTTGCATTTGAGGATTAATTAACTCATACTTAACATCAGTTTCTGTAGCTTCAGTAATTAAATCATCAATAACACCCGTGCGCCAATTAAGTATAGGTTCTAATACGTCATTAGCTCTATTAACGTTTATATTAGATGGTATTAAGTCTGGTACTTGTAATGGAACTAGAGGAACATCAATAATAGGAACATCATTAACTAATGCACTAGTTAATGCTTTAGTTGTAACTACTGCTGGTTTACTTCTAATAACATCAGGTATATTAAGTGGAGTTAAGTTACTCTTCTTAAATGCCGCATACATAGCAGCAGTTCCTAATATACCAGCAGTTGCCCATTTAACAACATTGTTATTAAGTAATGATGATATATAGATTGGTACATTAAATGGTTCTTTAGTTTCAGATTCCTTTGATTCCGTAAGAAAACACGAGCAATTTGCGTGAAGTAACGGTTGAGTTTGTATATTATTTAACAAATCTTCTACTCGAATTATCCCTTTACCATAACCATAATCATATATGGCGCGTTCCTGACATATTGGACATACAATACCATCCATCTTAAATGTTTCTAATTGGAATGGGCGATCTATTACTTGCTCTAATCGTCTTGTAAATAACTCAGCATACTTCTGACGGTAATCAGGTGGTATAGTTGCCCGCTTATGTTCAATACTATTGTTCCACTTAACAAATTTAATACCTTGTTTCACGTAGTAATCAAGTCGTCCTAGATTATAAGCGTGTCCCATTTCAGTTATTGCAATACGTTTAGTTCGCGCCTGATTATCCTTTAGTTTTCTTACCTTCTCAAGTAACTTGTCACGATAACTCTTAATATCTTCTCTTGTATAAACTGCTTTATCTGGTAACTCATTAAGTAGTTTCTTATTACCGGGACTTAGTGGTACTTCAGGATTATATTTAGTGTTGCGAAACTCTTGACGTTTATAACTAGGTACATTAATTTCAGCTATCTCCTTACTTGGAATATCTTTTAACTTACCGTTAATTAGATCAAGTTGTTTATTATATAACTCCATCTGTTTAGCATCTTCTCTAGTTAACATTCCACTAATGCGACGATAATAGTTAACATCTTTATCTTTTTTATTATCAGCAAGATATTCAGGAACTACTTGTTTTAAGGTATCTTTATATCGTTCATTTAAATCATTAGTTAATACATTAATACGTTTATTTAAATACGATTTACCAAATTCAGTTTGTTCAAGTAACGGTACATCACCTCTAGTAGATTCAATTTGACGACGTGATTCAATTGCTCTAACTGAATCTCTTATATTAGCAGGTATCTTATCATCACTTAACTTAGTTGTTTGTAACTTCTGTTGCTTCTTTAACTGTTGTTCAATTAAACGTTGTTCTTTATTAGATATACCTTTACGTGGTTTAGTTTCGCGAAGTGCTTGTATTTTACTATTAACTTCATTATTTAAATCACGTTCTTCTATTCTCATTTGAGTTAGTACATCTACATCACTAACATCATTATCAAATCCTCTAACTTTACGATACTTAGCTAAGTTTAAATTACCTTTCTCATCTACAAATGATTTACGCCAATCATCTCTTCTTTTACTTGCTCTATCTAACTCTTGTTTAACTTCAGTTGTATTAACACGAGGTAACTTAACTGTATTAACTTCCGGTGTAGTATCTTTAGTAACTTTAGATAACTCATTTAACTTAGCTATGTTAGCAGGATCACTTAATGTCTGAAACTCATTAATCTTAACTTCAAGTAAGTTATCCTTAGCTTTAATTAATGCAACTAATTCATCATCACGTTTAACAATAGTTTGAATTGCTCTAACTTTATCTACTCCAGTATAAGTACCTTCTTTTCTAATAGATCGTAGTATTTTAGTACCATTATAATTACCTTCTTTATCTTGATAAGCACGACGTATTCTAATTAACTCAGATTGATAGTTAGACTTATCTTCATTGATTTTATTAATTTCACTTCTAATATTTTCAAGTGGTGATGCGAATTCCGCAATGCTATAAGAGTAAGAAAAAAGGGATTGTTGTAACTGCGTCGCTTCACCTATTGCATGAGTACGTCCGAGATTCCAACTATCATTCCATAACTTAGTTAATTGATTACTGATAACTAAGTTAAAATTATCTTGTTTACGCGATAATGAGTTACCTATACTATTAGTTAATCCATCTGTAAATGCAGTAACTAACTCATCTTGTTGTTTAATGTACTTGTTGATGTTCATCCTAATAAAATAGCCGCAGTTAGTGGCGGCTTCTAGTGTTATTTATAATGTAGCTTAGTTAAATGACTTATTATATGCGGCGATAACTTCAGTTGAGTATTTATCAATAATTAAGTTCTGATATATCGTATCTAAATCAAAGTCAGTTATAGTTGTGCGATATCCCATTAACTTAGATTCTACATACCAAGTTAATTTAATTGTCCATAACTTAGCATTGTTATCGTAGCAATAAGTAATGTAGTTAGATGTATCTGGTTTAAGTTGTTCATAAATAACACCACTTAAACAACTGATTAATACTGTGTGTTTCATAACTCAATTTACTTTAGTTAACTTAACTGTAACATCATCAATAAACTCATCTGTGAATAGATGTGAGAACTTATCATCTTTAACTTGCACATCTAAATACCATTCAGAACTGCGCCACTTATTTTTCTTACCTTTAACATAGTAATCCTCGCATAGTTGTTGTGTAGTTAGGAAACTCACATCATTCATCCTATCTAGTAGTAACTGCGCTTCATTAGTTATACCTAATGGTGATAGGAATATGAACTTAATAGGACGATTGAACTTATCAGCACATAACTGATAATAACCTTTATCTCCGATAGTCTTAGCTATGTCACTTGTAGTTATCTTATTTAACTTTAACTCATATACTATAACATTACGTCCATTAGATTTAACGAAGTCAACTCTTCTAGTTTTAGTTGCTGCATTAATAGTATTGATTAGTGGATGTTCAATGTAGAATCTACCACCATCAGTACATAGATCAATCCAGTTCTTAATGCGGAATGCTAAATCAACTTCATTACGTGGTGCAATTGGAATACCGCGTACATTGGCGGACTCTTGTTCTAGTAGTAATTGATGTGATTGTTTGTATTGTTCAAATAGTGCCGCTTCATTAGAATCAAGTATTAGTTTGCCATGATTAACTAACTCTGTTATCCATTTAGATACTTGTCGTCTAAATCGTGGATCTAACCATTGAGCTAAACTAACTGCTAATTCACGATGAATGAAAGTACCGCGTAACTCATTAGCAACCGCAGTTCGTACTTTAATTAAACCGAAGTAATTATTTTGTTTAACCAACTTAACTTTGTCAGCACCGGATAATTCCATAAACCGTTCCTCGGAAATTCCGGGGTACGTAACAATACCTAACTCTATAGCGGTAAGAAAAATATCCTCGGCAGCATCCTTAGTGTCTAACCATCTACTGAGTTCTTTACCGTAAGTCTTCACCATTGCTGTTCCATTAAAGTAATCATTGTTTAATACATAATCAATAACATTATTATCGTAGTTAAATTCAACTACACTTAATCCATCTTTACTTACTACTGTCAACTCGCTCATATTACTTATCCTTATTTTTCTTACCTTATCTCGTTATTTGTTTAACTAAGTTAACGATATCTCTACTATAACAGACCTAATTTTAATTTGATGTAATCAGATAACTTTCTTTTCTCTAACTTAGCTTGTTGTTGTAACTGTTCATATTCAGTTAACGTAACTCTAAATCCAATTACTTTAACTGCTACTTCTTTATCACTCATAATAGTTAGTTAATTAACTTACTCATCCACTATATCATACTAACTTAACTTAAATATAGCAAGTAGTTGTCATTTCTCATACATCTATGTTATCTTAGTCATTAGTTAATTACATACACATAACTACGATGAACGTTGAACATTTAGTAGAAGTTGGTTCTAGAGCAGTTTACGATAAGTTCACTGACACTATTCCTAAGTACAAGTTGCAAGTAGCATTCATGGCTATGATTGAAGCAATTAAAGCAGCATCATTAACTGAGTCAGTTAGCATTAAGGGATTTGGTACATTTAGCACAACTGAAGTTAAGGAACGTACAGTTAACACTATCTTCACTAATGAACCTAAGTTAGTTGAGTCTCATAAGAAGGTTAGCTTCAAACCAAGTAAGGAATATAAGAGTAAAGCACGTTACGATAAACAGAGTTAAGTTAAGCATCTTAATTTAACTACTGCAACATAAGAAAAGCACCTTCAGTTAAGAGGGTGCTTTTTGGTTGGTATGCGTTATTCAATTATAACATAAATGTATCTGGTGGTTTACTATCTACATTCAGTCTAGCTACGATACGTCCAACTCCAACTATTAATGTGCGATCAAACGTATATTCAATTAGACACGTTCCATCAGGATGATACGCCGGACTCATGAATGTTATCTCAGTTCTAGTTAACTTAGTTACTATTGCATTATCAAACTGATATTCGATGTTGTCTATAAACAGAGTTATATGAGATTGATCTGTATATGCTTTCTTTAATATCTGATTAATAGTCATAGTGTTATTCAAATAAACCTTTAATATAGTTACGAGTCACATTAACTGTAACACCATAACTACTATCCATTATATGCTCTCTTATTTCAGTACGAGTTGTATTACCTGGACTATCTGTAATAACTTGAAGTGGCATATAAGTAATTACATTAGACGTAACTAAATGATTAAGTGCCATCTGCATACTATCAATTGCATCATCATTCTTACCTCTAGGAAACATAGTAGCTTCTAGTAATAGTGGTTTAATCCAACTATGTACATTCTCATCTGGAACTAATACGTTACCTGCATTAATCTCTGGCACACAACTAAGGATACGTTGTTCTTTATCACCTTTAGTTATGAGTGGTATAAGTCCAGTTATCGTGCGTTTCAGTAGTGCAATTACAGCATCTCCATTTGCACGTTGTTCAATTAACCTAGTTCTTATCATTGGATACTTATTACATAACTCAATTATTGATTCTACTTGTTTAAGTATATCCATCTTGCCATACACTAAGTCAATAATATAGAACTTGTTATCCTTACGTCCCATAACTATAAGTGACGTATTATCACTAGTCTCCTTATCGTTCATAGATAAATCGAATGCCATGCAAGTTGCATCAAACTGAGTTGGAAGTATGTACCAATTCTGCCACCATTCACGCCTAATAAGTCCACCGCCGAGCGGAACTGGCTGTTGTTGATATTGACTAGCATAACTCCATTCCTCGTCCTTCTTGAGCCTCTCAACCACATCTCGCGGAAATCGAACTGGTTCAAGTAACTCATTCTGATTAGTGCGCCAATCTGTCCAACCAATGCGAGTCCAATATCTCTGAGTATCTTCATATTCCATTGGGAGACACAGATGTTCCCAGACTCCTTCTTGTTGTAAGAAAAAACCAGTCATATCGCAGTTATGAACTGTAGTTAAACCGCTAATAAAGTTACCAGCGTTAGTTGTAATGTCATAAACTAAACCGTCATATTGTTTAGTTTCAATACTTTTAATTTTAATTTTAGTTAAAGTATTTTTTTCTTTACGTGTTTCAACAGCAATACTTAAAGTTTTGTCATAATCTTCTAACCAATGAGCATCTCTTAATAGACATCTTAATTCATAACTAATACCAGGATATATCTGTTTACCTTTAATAAACCTAGGTTTAGTTGGCGCGTTGTTTTTATATAATTGTGACTTAACATTTAACTGATATAACAAATGTCTCATACCAGTTAATAAGTCTATGGAAACACTACCAAATCTACACATATTTTTAGATAAACTACCATCTCCACGATAATAACCTTTTATTAACTCTTGTTTAAATTCAATTGGTAATTTATTTATCCAAGAAGGTAAGTGTTTATAGTGCGACAGTAATCCAAAGTTATCAGCTAAAAAGTTTGCTAATTGTGTTGAATTAAATTGCAATTTGGTATAGTTATCTTCTTTATGTGGAGTCACAGTAATTCTTAAGTAAGGACTTATTAATTCAACTATATTGTTAATGTATTCAATTTCGTTTTTATGAAATACTAACTGTATACCTGTATTTTTATTTCTACTTTTAGTAATATTTCCTTCAGCTAACCAATAACCTATAAATCGCCAAAATAACTTATTCTTTAATATCTCTTTTGGTAGGTAGTTACGTCTTTGTTTTCTTAAACCATAATGATACATATAGTTATGTATTGTACTTCTATGGACATTATAATGTTCAGCTACTTTCAATATAGTATTAGCGTTAAGTTGTTCGCTTAATTCTTCTTTACTTATTGGAGGTGTTGCATTTTTATAATTACCACTAGGTTTATGTACTTGTTTACCTGGTTCTAAATCAGGATACAAACTAATTATGTAATCTAAATCTTCAGTTACATCATAATTTATATTGTTAATTATGATATCAGTTTCTAATAAATCTTCAGCTTTAATCCAACCTCTTCCTGTTAATAGTTCATGAGTGTCAGTAACCCATATAGTATTACAGTCACCATAAGTTCTTATTCCATATACTGTACCAGAATATTGTTTGTTTGTTTTATGTAATACGTTATCAAATCCGATAGAACTAATAATAGAGTCATTTACATTTAACTCTTCTATTTTTCTTACTCCTGTTGGTGTTGTAATTAAATTACCTGGTAATAAACATTCACTAATTCGCTGCATCACTAGTATAATAACACCTTCTGATTGGTTGTTAAGTCGCGACATCAGAGTATTACTAACCCATTGATTAACTTTATCTAGTGTATTCTTACTATATGCAGCATTAGCTTTAACAGGATCATCAATTATGATTGTGTCTGCGCCAATGCCAGTAAAGATACCTTCAGGACACGATGTTGCGAATCTACGACCATTAGCATTATTCTCATAATCATTTTTCATATTCTTATCGCGTCTGAACTCCCAAGGTGTAGCACCCATATCGCGCCATACTGTAGCCATACCTCGCTTATACCAATCAGATTGCATTATCTGGCGACTATGTACACTACCTTCTTCAGCAAGTCCATAACCATAACTAACGTTGGCGAATTTAAGATGAGGTTGTTTAATCCAACAGTATGCGGGGAATGCTTTAGTTACTAATGCTGACTTAGCAGTTCTAGGTGGCACATTAATTATGAGTCGTTTAATTTCACCAGTTAATGTTGCATCTAGATGTTCGGCGATTGCGTGTAGATGTTTAGCTGGTAGGAATACTTCACCATTAAATGTCTGCCAACTATGAGCTAGGAAACTGTAACTAGATTGATATGCTTGAACGTAACTTTGTTCTTCTAGTAGTGATTCTAATTCATACTGTTCATCCTTATTATCTAGTATCGCTAGTTCGTATAACTTGTTCTCTATGTTGGCTAATTCCTTTTCTAGTTGTTCGCGAGAGGTCATATAATATATGTGTAAGTTAATATGTTTTAATTATGGCGCGTAAAATAGGTGATAAAGATAAGAAGAAGAGGAAATCTAGAGGTTTGCTAACTAATACTGCTTTACTTGGTGGCGCAACTGCTATAGGTGGATACGTTGGAGGTAAAGATAGTAAAGTTAATGCCCTTTACAAAACTAATATTAAACATGGACGTAAATTATTAAAATATTATAAGAATGATCCTATCGCTTATGAAGAAGCGATTAAACAACTAAACAGTAAGCAAGTTAAACAACAGACTATTAATAGTATTAAAGCAATAGAAGAAACTGCTAATAAATATAAGTTTTTAGATAATAAAATTAAAAGAAAAATAATAGAAGTTAGACTAAACAATAAACTTAATAAAATTAGAAATGTATCTATTGGTAAAGGTGCATTAATAGGTGCAGGTATTGGAACTGCACTACTTGGAGTTAATGAATTGAGAAATCGTATGAGTAAGAAAAAATAGTGTTAGTATATTGTTAGTTAACATTACAAGGATAACAGTTAATGGATATTAAGTACATAAACGAAATTACAGTATTCGCAGATAAATTAAAACCATTTAAGTTTAATACTGTTGATTTAATTGATGATAAGTTAATTGCGGTTAAATTAACTGATGTTGGTTCAGTTAAAGTTATAGCACCTAGAGATAGTTGGGTTGATGACAAACGATGGTTAATTCAACAAACTAATAACACTGTAGTTACTGAACATTGTTTTCATGAACATAATGCTATAGCAGAACTTCATTTATTATTTGGTAATTATAAAGAATATTATGCTAAACAACAAAATAAGAAATTTAACGAACGTATTATTGAATTAATTAATAGATCTAATGTTACTGATCTTAATTTAACTATCACACTTGAAGACAATAGTGTTAAAAGTTATATGTTAAAACAAATAGTTCAGTTGAAGAGAGAGTTAGTTCAGTTAATTGATAATGAAGATAATAATTAAGGTGATAATTATGGGACTACAATATAGTGCGGCAATTAGTGAGTTACTTAAAGCAATTAGAACTGTACGATTTACTTCGTTAACAATTAAAGATGATAAGTTAAGTGGTGTTATACAACTACTAGAATACATTACTCTAGTAAACATGGTTATGAGTTAAACGATGTAAATTTATGTTATTAAAGATAATGTAATTGAGTTTAGTTACATTACAGATAAGTTAACTAACTTCATCAATTTTTTAGATGATGTAATGAAAGGTGTAGTAACTGAAGTTGATCATGAAGAGGTACTACAACTTAAACATCGTTTAGTTGAGTTAGAGCAGTTAGTTAAGTTAAGTAACGTTAGATATATGGTAGGAACAACACTAGTTAATGAACGTATTACATTAGATGAATTAATTAGTAAAGTTAACACAGCTAATCGTAGTAGAAGTTATAAGGTGTTAGGTAAATAGATCCGCTATTAAAAAGCTACCTAATATGAACTAGGTAGCTTTATTAGTGTCGCTCTTGTACTTAGTATAAAATGATACCAGAGTTAGGTCGCGCCTTGATTAGATTACTTTGTTGTCCATCCTTTTTTCTTACGGTAATTAGAAGTTTGTCAGATTTAATTGTCTATTGTAATAAGCATTACGTTGTCTTAGTTTACTTGCAATCATTTGAATTTGTTTTTTAATAGCTTGTTTCTTTTGTTTTGCATAATTTACATCTGTTTTACTTAAATTTAATTTAATAGTATCATTATGTAATTTTAAATCTGTGAAATAATCACCGAATGTAGGTTGTCCGCCACTAGTGTTATCTAAGTAATCATCAAAGTTGATTGCTGTATTGGGTTTTAAATTATTATTAACGTTATCGTTAATAGCTTTACGTCTAGCATCTAATTTCTGTTTACTAGTTAGTTTAGGTGTTACAGATTCACTAGTTTTAATCACTTTACGAGTTGTAGGTTTAACTAACTTACCATTACGAAGATAACTTTTAACTGCTATTGTTCCTAATATTCCTGCTCCTAATAACCCTCCAGCTATTAACAGATTTCTCTTTGTGTTATCTTTATCATTCTTCTTGAACTCAGCTATATCACCGATTAAATAGATCATTTTGTTATGCTTTGTCATTATCAAGTTGCTTACGTATCTCTGATCTCCTCAACTCCAATTCTTCTTTAACTTTATCACTATCAGTTAGTAGTTTGTTTAGATGAGCAAGTCTAGTCTTACTTACTTCCTTATTCTTACGCTCAGTTAATGTTGCTTCTTTAATCTCATCTAATAGTGATGCTGTATTAGGTTCACCTAGAATGCTACGTACTGTTATTACACTATCTTTAATTGCACCTATTATGTCTTTTAGATCTCTTGGTTTAAGTGGTGGTAAATCTTCATAACCTCCATTTACATATGGTTCTAGGAAGTCCTCCATTAGTTGATTAGTTTTCTCTAGTATACGTAGATGTTGTGCATCGAACTTACCACTTTCTCCCATTAGATCATCTAGGTTAATTTCGGTATTCTTAATGCGTAGTTTACGTTTGAATTGAGTACGTTGAAGTAACCATTTACCTGTTTCACTTCTATTTCTTATTGTTTCTAGTTTGCAACCATATTGTTGACATAGTTGTTCATGAGTTGGGAATGTCTTACGTTTAAGTCCTGTATTAGCATCACGTTCATCTCTACCTTGTACGAATTCTCTCTCTATGATGTCCCAGGGATATAGTTCATTTGCCATGACGTAATTGTGAGTTTTATTGTCACCTTAATTGTACTACGTCATAGTGGGGGTAATGGTATATATAGTTTATATGTAGTTTTAGTTTATGTGTGTAATATATGATTTATGTATTTGTTACCCCCAAAATCCCACATTCCCCAACCTCTGAAACCCTTACTGTGACTGGGTTCTAGCTATTTGAAACTATGTAGTAGACTATGTAGTAGTCAGTGTATATTGAAGAGGTGGAGGAAATGCCTCACGCACGGTTAAGTTAGTAGAGAACACCTCGAAAACCGCCGTATCAAGCGAATAACTCAGGTTAGTAGTTCAACTGGAAACAGTGACGGATAATTATTGTCCGATAAGTCAACGAAAACCGCTACAGTTTAGTAACTTGCAAATCACAAATTATTCGTTAGTTAGGATGACACATCAAGTAATTCCTAACTAACAATTCAGAACCTTGATAAATAAATAACCTGTTATTGATGCCAGTACATGAGAACTTACTGAACTGGTACACACTGTTAAATAATAAAGGTTGTTTCATGACTACAATAACCGCAGTAACTAAGTGACATAGTTACACTACTAACTAACACAAGGATCATCTGTATAGAGTTAGTTAGTAGTATCTGAACGGTTAACATCTTCCTTAACCGGAAGTTCTAACCTAGTAAGAAAAAAAGAGAGACTTGTATTATGGAACTACTCAACTTGTGGCTTAACCCATCTAACGTACCTATAGTTATTCAACTACTGTTACCTGTGGTAGCTTACTTGTTTACTTATAACTACACAATCAAAAATCAGATAACTGTAGATAAAGGTTATCTAGTTAGTGTATTTATGACATGGTTCTTCACAGGTATCTTAATCAATGGTTACTTTACATTAGTTGTAGGTTAAATACCTCTTGTTACTAACTAGCTACTTACTATGTAAGGTTAGTTAGTAACTAGAGTTAGTTAACTCAATGTACACTTAATGAGAATTTGAATTAATCTAGTCATTAAATACCCATTATGTGAACTAACTTAATTAGTTCACATTGTGGTTAGTTAATAGTGCAAGCACCAATTATCTAATCAGATAGACAACTTCATTCAATAGGGTAATCGGAACATGGCTACTACAACTTGGGTAAATCCATCTGCTGATACATTAGTTAACATCAATCAGAATGCGGCTAGACTTAACCAACAAATTGCTGTTATCAGTCGTGAATCACAAAATAGCAAGTCTAGTAAAGTAGATAACTACTTATTCCTAGCTGCATCAGATGGTAGTTCTATCAGACTACGTAACGATAAAAAGCAGTTACTAGAGTTAAATCTATCATTCAATGAAGGATTAAGTTATGAAACACCTGCTATGCGTGATGGTTCTCCTAATGTAGACTTAATTAACTTAGTTGCTGATATCAGTAAACACAGTTACAAGTTAAATACCGATTTAGGTCTTGACTGGCTTATAGTTGCACTCAGTGTATATAACGCTGTTTACATGAGGCGTATTGACGCTGTTAGCACTGATATCCAATATGCAACAGTTACTGACTGGATTGATGCGCTAGAAAAAATCAATGAAATTAGTGCGATACGTATCATAGACTGGTTAATTAACTCTAGTTCCATCAAACACTTATTAGGTACTAGCGATAAAGTGCAATTAACTCAACTGTTAAATCAATTAGAGTTAACTAATCCACCTGAGATACTAACTCCATTACTACCTGTTAATGAATTAGTTACAGAAGAGGAATTGGTTACAGCGTAACACAGCATAGTTAAACACCAAATAAGATTAATTAGTATGATGCTAGTTAGTCTTTTTTGTTAGTTAACTAACATATCATCTAGTAAATAAGGAATCGAAAAATGAGTGCTGTTACCAAGATTGAATTGCTTACTACAATCAATGAATTAGAAACTAAACTAACTAACATTAATGCAACTTACAACATTAAATCAGTATCTATTAAGTCATTAAAGCTTGAATTGTCCGATTATCTAGAATACTTGTTAGATATAGAACAAAATATAGCTATCACTAATCTATCTAAGCACGTAACAACTAATACAACAATAGATACTACTAAGGATATACGGATACTTGAGAGAGAATTACAAACTGGACATAGCATTGATCAAGAATTGATGCCTGTTAGTGATGCTAGTTATTCTAGTGTTGAACATGAATTAGTTCTTCCCACTATTCAAACACAATTAGAAACTAAAAGTATTAAGTCAGTTAGTATGATAACTAATCATACAACTAGACCAGCTAGTAACAGTTTTGATGGTAGTGGTCAAGACTCTATTTTCTGGCTACGTAAAGTTTATTTACAAGTCACTAATCAAGTGATGAGTGAACACCAACAGACACAAAGCGAACAACTACTATTTAATAATGGTAATATTAACGTTAGTGAGATATTACAACGGTCTGATACATTTAAAAAGTATCTAACATTCAGATGCACTAAACCTAGTGATGCGGATCTTGAATATTTACAACGTATTAACTGGATTATATCAATTGATGATACATGGGGCGATTACATCATATCTCCTGACTGGACTAAGGTAGATAAAGTTAAGTTTAGTACCATCATTAGAATACTAAAATTCAGTGTTACTAATGAAGCTAAGATAGATAACGACTATTTACTAAACAAGTATTTTGGTAGAGATAACATTCTTAGATGTCCTAAGTTGATAGCATTAGACATTTTAACTAGCAACATAGGTATTAATCACGCTAATTCAGTTCTAGCTAGTAGTATCAACTTAGATTTAACTAATCATCTAGATAGAATCATACAGGTAAGAAAAAACAGTTATGCTGTTAACTTAACTTTTACAGTTCCCACTGATACTAGGGAACAAATAATAGACAGTGTTAAGATCCGCAAAATTGGAACTGTTAAGCGCGTTATACCACAAACAAGAGGATCTAGTAAAGCCCCAAGATCACTTGATGATTGGTGCTTATTATCTCAGAGAGTTACTAACACTGAGATAGAAATAATAGCTAGTGATAGTCCTGCTTATCGTGACAGTGTTCTAGTATTTAAGCGTTACAGTATGGAAACTAACGCTATAACTGGTAATTTAAGTCATCCAACATGGTTACTACCAACTCAAAAACAGTTTAATATCAAAGATAACGATATAGTCGGTTATATCGGTATACGTTATCAATCAGGTACAGTTGATAAACTTGGTATTATTCACACTAAGGAAGTTAAGAATAAAGCTACTAAGGATATCAAGACAGTTCTCTGGTTTACATTGCTGCAAAAGACCGCTACTACACAAGTTAACCGTGTTAGTTATGCAAGTGATGGTAATGGTGGACTAAGAGAAGAAATTAAGATGGTTAATAAGATGGTTAAAAATAAGATCGGACAATGGGAACAGCAACAGATCCCGATCTTCATACCAGTAACACAATTAACTAGCACTCTAGAGAGTAAGAAAATAGAAGTTAGTAGTGATGTTACTATGTTTCTGTCACTTTATGGCTTATCCCATAACGCAGTAGTCAAACCTAGTAAGTTAGTAACAATTAACTCAGAGATCAAACATATATCGGTTAATTGGAGTATCTTAACAGGTATTAAAGTAGCACCAATGAACAAAGCAGGTGAGATTAAGTATGATCCTAAGTATTGTTGTCCGTTTACAGTGGTGCAATAACGCGGATCTAACACTCAGTATGTATTATAAGCCCGGCCAGTTCGGGCTTTTCTCATGACTACATTTTTCTTACCAAATTAATATTTTTTATTATGCAGTTAACCAAGACTAAGTTATTTCTATCATCACATAGTGAGTTAGTTACGTTAGCTACGCGAAGCAATATTAATGCAACTAATAAACTAGGTTTTTATTTACCTCACGTTACTCTACAACACTTGATTATGACTACTCTAACTACAACAACTCTATCTGATTCTATTACTGCAATCAATAATGCAGTTAAAATAACTCCTGCTATCCGACGTAACTATTACGCATTGTTTATTAGATATGGTAAAGAGAAGTCTACTATCAACACTATAGTAGAACAACTTAAAATTAACGCTATACCGGACTATAAACACTGTGTAGAATCAGGTTTAATTAATGAGTCATTTAAGTTAGATTCACTTATCTTAGATATCGCATATCCGCATCAATTTGATTTAACTACAGTTAAGTTAGTTGAAAACTATAAATCATACTTGTTTATTGAAGTTGCAGATATCTACGATAAGGATATTTTCACTAACATAATAGAACCATTCTTTAAATCAATAATAGATGTTATTGGATTTGTAGGACTTAAACAAGATAACGCAACTAGACTTAAACAACAGTATTCTAAAGGTGGACGTAGTGTACTTAAATATTACAACGATACAACTACTACTCCGGTTAGAGTTACGCAACATGAAGCATCTAGAGTAAGAAAAAATAGTGTTAATTTCAGCATCTATGAGAAGTCTAAGTTCTCAGTTGGTAATACAGCATGGGAACTAACTACTACTAAACGCGGTATTCAGAAGCGTAAGGTTGAAATAACTAAAATACTTGATAACAATACATATCAAGTTAAAAATAAGTTAGGTTTCAAGTTTCCTATTAGTGGTGATAACTTAGAAGCATACTAACCGCCGATCTACTCATGTAATAATTACTACCAGTAACCAGAGCCGCCCCTAACAAGGTGGCTTTTTTGTTGGGTAGAATTAAGTTAAGCAATTTTTTTATCTACGCCATGTCATTCGATTATTCTAAGTATCCTACAACTAACCCCGCTCAATCACATCTACTAAATCATCTACAAATTAATGGTATAACTAACATTAGTGTAGATAGATTTATTAACATAGCTGCTAATAGTAGAGAACTTTATCACTTTATTAATGAGTGGTATGTTACCAAGTAACCATCCTTTTTCTTACGGGATTTTTATTTCGCTGTGTCTTGTTACTTGTTAAGACGTTAAAGATAAATAAGTTAAACATCATACACAATTAGATCAATGAAACAACAATTTGGATACGCTATAGAATTAGATGGCGAATTAATGTCAGTAGGTAGTTCTCCCAAGTGGGATCTACAAACATTAGGTGAATTACGTCCTAACGCGGATTATGCTACATCAGATACAACTTTAATTCGTGTACCTATGCACGATCAAATTAAAACTGAATATGGTTTCATGTCTCGTGAGTCTTATCTTGATATTAAAGATAATCAAGATTAATTAAGTAAGAAAGCAGGTGGGCGGATCTACTTAGGTATAAAATTATACAAGTATCTAAGTGCCGCTCATGTTTTCTTACGAGTTAACTAACAGATACACATCAACTCATTCTAACTAAGGAACTCATGCAACAACTAATTGATTTCATTAATAACGACTCTACCCCAATTACAGTTAGAGTAGCGTTAGTTATCCTAGCTTATTATGCTGGATATAAATACACCTTAGTTACACGACAATCAAGTTACGGATACTTCGTATTCATCGCTATGTACAGTTATTCTATCGGTACATTAGTTAAAGCATGGTTTAGTTTAGTAGTTAATTAGTTATTCAGTTAAGTAAGATTAGCGTAAGTTAATCTTACTTTGCTGGTTAATTATTTAATCAGTTCACTTACTATTACAGGACATTAATCATGCAATTACTTAACAAGACTGTCGAAAGCTTCTCATCTGCTAACTATACAATCGCTGCTTTAAATAAAGCAATTAACACTACATACATTCCAAATGGAAATAGTTTAACTGAAGTTATTAATAACTTCACTAAGATACAGTTATCTAGATCATTCAGTGATTGTGGATTTGGACAAGCGGATCTAGAGTTAACTTTCAATGAGAAGTTCCTACTTATCAGTTACTCATCTACATCAGGTACATTAGTTAGTATATGGTACAAGTTTGACAACAACATGGAAGTTACAGAAATTGAGATTAGTATATGGATACCTGATGATCGTGCAATGTCAGGTAGATGTCATTATGAATGCTTAACTGAAGCATTGTATCCATTTAATTGGGATAAGGTTCAACCAGAATTAATTGAAATGAATCCTGAGTTTGAAATACCTACTCCAGAATGGTATCTAGGTAAATTATCTAATTTTCGAGCTAGAGATAATGGCGTAGAAATTGATAATGAATTAATGACATTAGGATTTAATCGAGTTATACCTGCTATCGGTTACACAAGAGTTTGGCATAATCCAAATCATTATTATCAATACATTACATACGCCGAAGGTCGCCCATATCAACCTTTTAATACACTAACTGAAGCTAATGAATCTGGCGAAACTAATACAGAATACAACTTCAGTTATCGTCGTTTATTGGAGTTATTAGATAGACAAAAAGATGCTTCACCTGTAAGTCAAACTAATGACATCGAAGATTATGATTATGATGATAAAGATGTTGAGTACGACTACTCTAACGAAGAGTAGTTAACTTACGTAACATTGACTTTCAGTTACAGGTAATTAATTAACTCTATATTAGTTACCTGTTGCTGGTAGTTAATTAAATTACCAGATACTTCAACAACGTAAGAAAAAAGGAGAAAATAACAATGTTTTTATTAACAATTGCTACGGCTTGGACTTACAATGGCGAAATTTCTACTTCTATAGAAAAACAACTCTTATTTTCAACAGAACAAAAAGTTACTGACTATCTTTTAACTGTGGGTAAGAAAAAGAATAGGTCTATAACCATAACAAAATTCTTTGTTGATTTAGACAAACCAGCAGAAACAATAAGAGATGAATGGTGGTGTGAATAATAAAAATGATTATTCAGTTAACTACATCAATGAAGATGAAACTATAGGTTATCTAGTCTATCTAGATAGACCATTCATGGTAATTAACGGTTTCTCAATGAAGATAATTAACTTCGATAT